AGGTATAAACCAACTTCTATAACTGCAGGTGCAGATAGTGGTACAACATGGTTATCAACTAATGCTGAGAATGCTTTACTATACGGATCTTTGTTAGAGGGTTATACTTATATGAAAGGTGATCCTGATTTAATGCAAGTTTATGAAAAAAGATATGATCAAGCTTTAGCTAGATTAAAAACTTTAGGAGAGGGTGAAAATACAAGAGAACAGTACAGAGATGGAGTTTATAGAGTTAGAAGAACATAATGTTTAATGTAGATGTTAAATCTGGTGTAGGTGATATAGGAGTAAAAACAACTCATAATAAAGGTCTTAGTCCTGAATATTGGACAGAAAGAGTAGTAGAAAGATTAGTATCAATAAGCGATAATGCTGATCCTATGGTGAAAGCACAAGCTGAAGCTTTTAAAGAATCAATAACTAATTTAATTCTATTATATATGAAACAAGCTGTATCAAGTGATAGAGCTACTGTGGCAGGTTTATTAGAAAAACAAGGTCATAAAGATATGGCTGAAATTATAAGGAGATTATAATGGCGATAACGCAAGCAATGTGTACATCATTTAAAAAAGAACTTTTAGAGGGTGTGCATAATTTTAAAAACTCAGGTGGTAATGATTTTAAACTAGCACTTTATACAAGTTCAGCTAGCTTAGACGCTTCTACCACAGCATACACTACTTCTAATGAAGCTAGTGGTACAAACTATACAGCTAAAGGAGCTTCTCTAACTAGAGTTGATCCCTCTACTTCTAGCACTACAGCACTTACAGATTTTGCTGATTTAACTTTTAGTAATGCAAGTGTTACAGCTAGAGGCTGTTTAATATTTAATGACACTGCTTCAGGAGATCCTGCAGTTTGTGTTTTAGATTTTGGAGCAGATAAAACTTCTACTGCTGGAGATTTTACAATACAGTTTCCTACAGCAGACGCTTCAAATGCAATAATTAGAATAGCTTAACTATGGCAATAATTAATGGTTGGGGTAGAGGCACTTGGGGAGAAGGTGCTTGGAGTAATCCTTTACCAGTTGATGTTACTGGAGTTGCTGGTACATCAGCTTTAGGAAACGAATCAGTTTCTATAAGCACTGTTTCAGGTGTTAGTGCAGTAGTTGCTACATCTGGTTTAGGTGATGAATCAGTTACAGCAGCAGCTAATGTAGCAGTTACAGGACTAGTTGGAACTTCAGCACTAGGTAATGAATCATTAATTACAAATAACAATTTATCAGTTACAGGTTTTGCTGGAACAACATCATTAGGGGATGAAACAGTAACTGCAGACGCTAATTCTTCTATAACAACATTAGACGCATTAGCTCTAAGTTTAGGTGGAGTAAATGTTTGGGGAGCAATAGATACTTCACAAACACCAAATTATAGTAATATAAGTACATCTCAAACGCCTGATTGGCAAGAGGTGGCATAACAAAGGAAAATTATGGCAACGTATGTAAACAATTTAAGATTAAAAGAAATAGCTACAGGTGATGAAGCTGGAACATGGGGTACTTCTACTAATACAAATTTAGAATTAGTTGGAGAGGGTTTAGGTTTTGGTACTGAGGCTATTACAACAAATGCAGATACTCATGCTTCTACTGTAGCTGATGGTTCAGCAGATGAAGCTAGAGCTATGTACATTAAATATACAGGCACATTAGACAGTGCTTGTACTATAACAATAGGACCAAATACATTAAAGAGAGTTCATTTTATAGAGAATGGTACGTCAGGTAGTCAAAACATAATAATAAAACAAGGTTCTGGATCTACAGTAACTATTGGTCCAGGAGATGTTAAGGTAGTTTATCTAGATGGTGCAGGCTCAGGTGCAGCAGTAAATGACGCTTTTGCAAGTTTATCAACAGTAGATTTAAAAGTTAGTGATGATTTAACAGTTACAGATGACGCTTCTGTAGGTGGCGACTTATTAGTAAGTGGTGAAGTGCAAACAGCAAATATAGGTTTTACAGATGGAGATAACGCTATCACAATAGCTGATGGCGGAGGTATAACAGCAGCAGCTGGTATTACATCAACAGCTGCTTCAAATACTTTTGGAGCTACATCTTTTAATGACGCAAATATTACTAACGTTGGCGATATTGCTTTAGACAGTTTATCAGCAGATGGATCTAGTATTTCAATAGCAAGTCCTGTAGTAATAAATGGCTCAACACCAACTTTAACTATAGGTGACGCAGGTGAAGAAGATACAAAATTAGTTTTTGATGGTAATGCTCAGGATTTTTATATTGGTTTAGATGATTCGGCAGATGATCTTTTGATAGGTAATGGTAGCACTGTAGGTTCTAATGTAGCTATTGGTGTTAATGAAAGCCAAGTTGTGCAATTTAATGGAGCATATACATTCCCAACATCAGATGGTAGTGCTGATCAAGTATTAAAAACTAATGGAAGTGGAGCTTTATCATTTGGCTCTGTATCTGCTGGCACACCAACATCAATAGCTGACGCTGATGGTGACACTAAAGTTCAATGTGAGGAATCCTCTGACGAAGATAAAATCAGATTTGATACAGGGGGCACGGAGAGAATGAGAATAAATGACAGCGGTCAAGTATCTATTAATGATTCAACTGATCCTGACGATAGCCAAGAATTTTTACAAGTTAGAAATACAAATAAATCCGTTGGTCCACTAGCAATAAGAAATGCGTCAGGCGACCAATCTTCATATCGGATGATACATTTTTACAAAAAGGAAGATACTAGCCCAATCGCACAAGGTGGTGTTGATATTACAGGCTCGTCTGTTGGTTTTTCATTTTTATCTGATGAAAGATTAAAAGATGAATTAGGTCCTGCTGATGGTATGAATCTTATATCTGAACTAAATCCAATCAAGTTTAAATTCAAAGATGGTACAGGTACAGGCTCACAAGGTTTTACAGCACAAGCATTTAAACAAGCCTTTGATAATGTTGGCTCACATCCAAGAGGTGTAGAAGTGCCTGATAACGCAGATGATTATTGGTATTTAGACGATACTGCTTTAATACCAAATTTAGTCAAAGCTATACAAGAGCTAGAGGCTAGAATAGCTACATTAGAGGGTAGTTAAGATATGGATGAACAAAAATTTTATGCAAATGTTTTACAGCTAATAGATGTTTCTGTAAGAAGAGGAGCTTGGGAAGGTACAGAACTAGCTTTGTTGGCACAAATTAGAGAAGAGGTAGTTATAAAATTAAGGAATTGGTCAAATGGTATAGATGTTCCAGAAAGTTCAAAAGAATTATCTGAAGAAAATAAAAATGAAAAAAGTTAGTTCTATGGAAAAAATTATTTCACATGAAAAAGAATGTGCTATTCGTTATGAAAATATAGAAAAGCGTCTAGAAGATGGTTCTAAAAGGTTTGATAGACTAGAACTTATGTTGTGGGGAGTATATCCTTTTATTGTAGGAGCATTAGTAGTAAGTAGGTATTTGTCATGAGTAGAGCAAAAAAAGTTATATCAAGAGTTGTAGGCAAGCTTAAAAAAGCTAGCAAGGCTCATGCTAATCAAGCAAAAAGTTTAGAATCTTTAAATTTTAAAAAAGGTGGTAAAACTAAAAAAAGCAAAAGCAGAGTTAATGAAGCTGGTAATTACACAAAACCTGGTATGAGAAAAAGATTATTTAATAAAATTAAAGCAGGCGGTAAAGGTGGTAATCCTGGTCAATGGTCTGCAAGAAAAGCACAGATGTTAGCAAAACAATACAAGGCTGCAGGTGGCGGTTACAAATAGTATATTCATTGATGATTTAGAAATACCAAAATCTAATCATCCAAATATAAAAAAATTAAAAAATGCTTGTAATGATCATACAGATCATGGCAATAAAGTATGGAACTCTAGTTTAGTTTTAATAGACGCAATTAAAGATTTAAATATAAGATTTCATGACAATAATCTTGTTTTAGATTTAGGTTGCGGTTGGGGTGTTTTAAGTTCTTATTTAGCTTTAAATGGAGCAAATGTAGTAGGAGTTGATAAAGATCCTAACGTAGAACCATATTTTAAGTGTGTAGCAGATATAAATAATGTAAGTACTTTATTTTTATGTGATGATTTTTTTAAAAAAGATTTTGAAATAGACTACGATTATTTTATAGCTTGTGATGTTTGTTTTTGGAAAAAACATATTAAACAGTGGAAAAAGTTTATTAAAAGAGTTGTCAAAGATGGTAAACAATTATTAATGTGTGATCCTGGTAGAGAAAGTTTTTGGGAACTGCTTAGAATATGTGATGTGCCACACATAGTAGAAAGGCATTATATTAGTAAACCTAGAAAAACAGATTCTTACATAGTTATTTTTGGAGAATAATATGGCACTTAAAAAAACACAAAAAAGTTTAAAAACATGGACAGGTCAAGATTGGACTACAGCTAGTGGTAAAAAGTCATCTGAAACAGGTGAAGTTTATGCTCCTAGAAAACAAATAGAAAGATTAAAGTCTACTCCAAAAGGCAGAAGAAAATTAGCTGCAGCTAATAGAAAAAAGAGAGAGGCAACTAGAAAAGGCAAACAACACGCTAGACATGGTTTGCATAAAGGTAAAAGAAGATAATGTATGAATATAAGTTTAAATTAGATAGAGTTGTTGATGGCGATACTATAGATGTAGTTATAGATTTAGGTTTTTCTATTCTGCATAAATGTAGGGTACGCTTATTTGGTATTGATACTCCAGAATCTAGAACTAGAGATTTAGATGAAAAAGCTAGAGGTAAACTTGCAAAAGACTTTTTATCTTATTGTTTAGCTTCATCTGATGATCATGTTATAAAAACTAGTGTAGATGGTAAAGGTAAATTTGGTAGAGTTCTTGGCGAAATATATTGTGATGGAAAAAATATTAATCTTTTAATGATTGATAAACATCATGCAGTTGCATATAAAGGACAAAGTAAAGATGAAATTGCCTCACAACATTTAGCAAATAGACAAATTTTAATAGATAAGGAAATATACATTCCTATAGATTAAATAAAATCAAAAAATTACAGGAGGAATTATGTTAGAGTTTTTTGAATATATTATAAGATGGGTACAAGTAATACCTTGGTTAGTAATGATTGCTTCCATAGTTGCAGCTTGCACAGATACTCCCAAAGATGATTTAGTAATAAAAAAATATTACAAATTTATAGATTGGTTAGCTTTAAATGTAGGAAAAGCAAAGGATAAATAAATGGATCAAGATAGTAGATTTAGAGGTGATATGGACAGAAATGAGGTCGAGATGGACCTCAAAAAGTTTT